CCCGTCGGCTCGCTCCAACCGGAGTCGAAGTACGCCAGGGCCGCGGGCCTCGTCGCCGACAGCGGAGCCGCCGCCCTGGTCGCCACCATGCTATGGGCGGCCGCCGAATCTGCCGCGCTGTGGAGCCTCCCGGTTCTGGGAGTGTTCATGCTGGCCGTCAGCCTCATCTACCGAGTCGCCCGTGCCAGTCGCCCAGCCATCGTCCTGCTCGTCGTGGTGCTTCACACGTTGGTGTTACTGGGCGGCCACCGCCTCTTCCTGGAGCTGGTGGTGCCTCCGTGGTTGAACTGGCTCGTGCTCCCCGCCGACGTCGCCAACGCCACGCTCGTCGCCCACTTCGTCTGGAACGCCATGGTGGTTATGTCCCCCCACATGAACGACGACCTACAATGCAGCGCCCTGCCCTTTTGGGTACGGCTGCTTGGCTGGTTGTTGGGATGGGTGTGGACTGGCAAGACGCCCAAGGCGCCCCGTTACCGCTTTGAGTCATGCGGCACCTACGGGCCCAACGACGTGTTGCCGCTGTCCGGGCACCCGCGAGTCGTCCAGTGCTGCGTGGCCCGCGACACAGGGCGGCAGCCTCATGCCACGACCCCACTCGTCGACGAGGACGACCTGCTGGATTTGCTCGATGTGGAGTGCGAGGAGCGCAAGGGCGCCATGCTCACGTTGGTCAGCATCGCCGGTTTTCGGCCGCTGAACTGGGCCAATTGCGCCCACAACATCCGCGACGCGCTGTACTCTAGGGTGTTTCCGTTCCACGCCATGCCGCCGGGCACTGTACCGTCCCCAAACGAACTCTTCTGGAAGACGGCTTTCAAGTTCGTCGGCCCCAAGGTTCTGGGCCAGGCCCTGGACACCACACCGGTCGAGGAGGAGACGCGTGAGCAGTTCCTTGAACGCTACACCGGCATGGCCAAGAGGTCTTACGCCGCTCAGCTGGCGCTCTACGACGAGGCAGAGGACCCCAAGGTGTACGCCAAGGCGCACGTCAAGGGTGAAAATCTGCGCCCGGAGTGCATGTTCACAGACCCATACAGCTCGGACACCGTGGCCATCGACAAAGCCCCCCGTGCCATCCTAGGCGAGACGGATGCCGCCATCCTCGACGCCCAACCTGTGGCCACCAAGCTGATGCAGCTGGCCAAGCAGGCGTGGGGTGAGACGGGGGCTTCCGGCCCAGGTGACTCCACCATGACCGTCAGCAGCGGCATGAGCCGTGACACGCTCTGCTTCTTTGTGACGGGCATTGCCAACGCCACCGGGTGGGACTGGATGGACTACATGTTCGTGGGAGACCACAAGCGCTTCGAAGGCCGTCAGCAGGGCCCGTTGTGGCGCGACTTCCACGCTCCGCTCCTGTCCATGGTGTGCGCCGTTTGGATGCCCTGGCGCCTCGTGGCGTGCCTGGCATCGTTCTGGAAAGAACGGATGGCCGTCGTTGTATGGGCCGGCAAGCAGGCGTTTGCGAGGGTGTGCTTCCTCTTCAACAATAGGGAGGTGCATTTGTACCCCAAGGACGATCCTGCTCGCAAGCTGTACAAGGGCCTCTACTGGGCCTCCATGCACTCGGGCAGCGGCTACACGTCGGCCCTGAACAGCATTGCCGCTCACGTCTGGTTCCCATGGCTAGCCCCCAAACACGGTGGCGCCAAAGGGGCCAACCTAGGTGACGACATGTTCGCACTGCCGATGGCCAAGATGCGTCGGGACCCCGCCGCCAGGGCCAAGTTCGCCGCGGAGTACACCAAGATGGCCGAGGCTGCCGGGTTCGAGTTCATTTCCGAATGGGTGCCCGGCTTCATCGGCGGTTACTGCGGCTTCAACTTTGTGCCCTGCGACCGGTTGCACAACGGCACCTGGATCCGCGTGCTGTGCCCCGTCTTGTCCCCCGAGCGCGCTTTTCCGAGCTTCGGGTGGCAACGGGTGGTTCGCGACCAGCCGTCCACACTGGCATGGGCCTGGGCCATTTCGGAGCTGATGGTCGACGTCTGGCGTGTGGTGCCCGGGTTCGGCGGCTTCGCTGAGCGTTTGCTCGCGAAGGTAGCCGCCGAACTCCCGCCGCCCACCGCCAAGGCCAAGGCCGCCCAGGCCAAGTTCCACGCCAAGCAGGCTTCCCACCTGCGTGGGGGAACCGGTGTCCAGTACCGCTCCACCCAGGAAACGGTGCTGTTCTACATGGCCCGTTGGGAGTCGGTCGGTGTGTCGTACCCGGAGGTGTTGCGTGAACTCGAGGAGGCGGAGATTGTGCTCGGCAGCGCTCTAGTGATGCCGAGCGTCCACGCCCTGTGCGTGGCCTACGCCTCGGGGCGTTTAAACTGATGTGGCCCTATGCGCTGCTGGCCTATTTATCTGACAAAGTGAATTATTTATTACCCACGCCAGCTCCCACCATGCGCAAACCCTCAGAAAGCCCCGACCTGTACATCTCCGCCCACCTCGTCTTTTCCCCAGCGTTAGACATTAAAGAAACACTGCTTATGGCTGCATTCGTTTCCGCTGCATTGGCCGCCCTCGGCGGCACCATCCGACTCCTCCTGACTAAGGAGGTTGTGGAGGTCGTCGTCGCCCAGATCGTCGCCATTATCGTGGCCAAGACTGGGGCGCCCAAGAACGTGGTCAAGCCCATTGTAGCCAAGAAGGTGAAGGCCATGGCCGGCCCGAACCATCGCCCCGCGCCCATGCGCACGGGCAAGGGCGCCTGGAAGGCTGAGCCTCACCTGGCGATGGCCCACGACATCGTGGCCCGCGTCATGCGTGAACAGCGCTCAGCCCCCAAGGCCCCCAAGCCCAAACCTGCCCCCTACCCCACCACCGGCAGGGTGATCCCGGCCCGCCCCTCTGGCAAGAGGTTGCTGGCCCCGGGAGCGCCCCGCCGGTCTGTGGGAGACCGGTTGATCACTGCCCCGGTCGCCGGAGGAGTCGTCCGCACTACCGGACGTCCAACCGTCACCACGTCAGCGTCAGGAGTCCGCGTCCGTCACCGCGAGCTCATCGGGACGGTGGTGGCCTCTGCAGCCTTTGCTGTCAGTGGCTACGCCATCAACCCCGGTCTGGCCGGCATCTTCCCCTGGCTTTCCAAGCTGGCGAACAACTATGAGTCCTACAAGTTCCACGCTCTGCACTTCGACTTTTGCACTACGCAGTCGACGGCCGAGCCCGGAAGCGTCATGGTTTTCGCGGATGCCGACCCAGCTGACTCACTGCCTGTTGACAAGTTGGACTTCATGGCCAATGCCAGCGCCGTCCGTTCCCCCGTGTGGAATTCGGACATGCGCTACAGTGTGCCGTCCAGTGTGTTGAATCGCATCGTTGGAGCTGCCCCGTGGTTCGTCCGCCACGAGGCCGTCAGCGACGTCGAGGCCAACACCACGGACGTGTGCCATCTGGCCATTGCCACCGAAGGTGCGGATGCCGCCATCGCAGGCGACGTTCTGGGTGAGGTGTACGTGGAGTACGACATCGTGCTCGCCACGCCCCACTTTGACCGCTACGCCGGCGGCCTGGACCAGATGTTGTTCGTGTTCGCCCTCAACACCGACGTCAAGGACGACATCCTGTCCTGGGCCTCCAAGATCGGCAACCTGGAGGTGAACGATGACGTGTCACTCGGTGGCACGACCACTCTGACCATCACATTCCTGCGCACGGGCTGGTACTACCTGGACATCAATGCCCTGGGTACCGGCGTCGCGTGCACGGTGGGTGGCACCGAGTCATCGGCGCTGTCGAACTACAGCATCACCACCATCGGCAAACAGCTCAACTGGCTGCACACCACCTGCCCCTCCGGCTTCCGTGCCCTGGAGGCAGGCGACACCGTCTCCGTCAACTTTTCGGCATCCACCACAGTCACGTGGTTCAGGATGTCGATCGTTCGTCTCGGAGACGCTGAGGTCTCCCGCTACCTGCTCCACAAGGTGCCGGTCCTTGCGGGGGACAAACACCCGGTCGTTGACAAACTGGATAGATACTTCATCGACACCAGGACCAAGACCGGACCCTGGCTTTCCAAGCCTGAGGTCCCCACGGTCACGTCAACCCCCGGAGGCCCATCCACCGACCCTACGGATGGGCTCCTGCCTGTGCCCTCACAGGCCCCCGAGGCCGCCTCGGGCGCCCTGCCATCGCAAGCTGGCA